GGCAGCCGTCGCTACATCGCCAGCTGCCACAGTTCCCGGAGTTACATACGCCATGAGTCTATTCTACCTGCCTCTAGAGTCCGAATGTCGACGTCTCAATAATACTAAACGGGTACTGCGCCGCGACTGCCGTGCCACTCGTCACAGTACCGCCAGCCCATACCATCGCAGCCGTGTCTGTCGACGCCAGCGAGAACGTGACCTTGTGCGACATCGGGCGGATGTCGTTGCGGATGCCGATGATCTGCACGTTCTTCGAGATCCGCGCGCCGACCCGGTTCGGCTGATACTCCAGCAGGATGATGTCGGCGATCTCCAGCGCCAGCACTTTCGTCTGGTCAGCGGTGCCGAGTCCGGCGAGCTCGACGCCCATCGTGTCGAAGCGCAAGTCTGGCTCGTCGTACTTCTTGACGAGGTAGGTGGCGAGCGCCAGCGCGTTCGGATCGGTGTCGATGAGCAGCCCGTTGTAGTCGAGCGATGTGATGCCGTACTCGTTCTGCGAAGCGGTCGACGCTGCCGTCTGGATCGCGGTTCCACCTAGCCGCGCAATGTTCACGCGGTTATACAAGAGCTCGGTGCCATAGGACACGGTGATATCCGTGTACGGGATCGTCGTGCCGCCAGCATCCGAGAACGTCACCGTGCCGATCGTCGCGCCAGCGTTCCGATTCTTGAAAGTCAGCGCGTTCGACTTCGACATGAACAACTGACCAGGCTCCGACGCCTCGACCAGCTGCAAGTAGCCCAGCACCTCGGTACCCGCATCCACCACGTCGGCGAGTAGCGTCGCCGCGCCCGTGTCAATGTTGCGTAGCGTCGTCGGCCAATCGACCTCGGTACGGTTCAGGATCGCCGCGATACGCGCGCCCGAAGTCTGACTCGTCGCGGTATGTGCGGATAGTTGCTGACCACCAAACGTGATGAATCCGTCAGCGGCGACTGCGCCAGCCGTCGACTCGCCGCTCACGTTATAGTCCAATCCCCAGTCCTCGATGATCCCGGTGAATTGGACGGCAGTCGACGCGGCGATGATCGTCGATATCGTCAGGTTACGCCGCGGCTTGATATCCGGGTAGTACGGACTCGACGTGTAGAACGGATCGAACGCGCGATCCTGATTGTTGAAGGTGATATTTGCAACGCCGGTCTGGTAACGATCCAATTCGCGCGACCTGCCGCGCGTGATCGACACCGAACGCACCCGCGTCGTCACGTCATAATTCAGCGTGCCACCAAAGCGGTAGTCGTCGCCCTGCCCGTTCGGAGCAAAAAGACTCTGCGGATTCGCATCCTTCGCGGCCTGCGTATCGGTCACCGTCCCCGACCCCCACAAAAAGAACGGACCACCCTGACTAGACGTATCAAAGCCAATCTGGACTAGCAGGCTCGGCGTGGCCACCTCTAACCCATCCTTAGACTGCGCGTCTGCGTGCCACCATTCGTCGAGACACCAGCCGACGTCGCCTGAATCTGCGGACCAGCGAAGACCTGCCCGTTGCGCTTCTCAAACTTCTTGATCGACTCGACGATCGTGCGACCGAGCTCGTCAGGGTTCGTCCCCAGCCCGGCATTGACGACGATGTTGTACGTCGCCCCTCCGCCACCACCACCAACAGCCTGCCGCAGAATGTTCATCGCCTCACTCGACCCGAGCGGAATCACCGCCTCACGCCCAGCCTCGCCAGCCGTAAAGACCTGACGCTTTATGATGCCGCCAGCAGCCATGCGGATCGGCTCCTTGTTGTTCTTGTTCCAAGTCACCATGCCTTCCTCGATCAGCTTCCGCTCGGCTGGCGTAATAGTCGATCCCGAAAGGCTACCTTCCTTGCGGTACTTCTCCTGTAGGCTTGCGCGAAACTTCTCGCGCCGATCCTTCCAAGCCTGAAGCCTCGTTTGGTAAACGGCTTCTTTCCGATCATTCTCGGCCTTGTTCGCCTCGGTTGCCGCAATAGCAACGTCACTCTGACCGGCGGCAACAGTCGATCCGGCAGGTGCCTGGACGCCAGCGGTACCGGCAACGATACCCTGAATCTCTGTGTTCAGGTTGGCGATCGCTCCTTTGAAGCCGGCGACGAATGCGATGCCGAGACTATCGCCGAAGTCTGCGCCGATAATCGCATTGAGTTCGGTGGCAAACTGTTCTGCGCTCTTGTTGCCGTCCTTGAACGATTGGATAAGGTCGTCGATGTTCCTCTGATTCTTGCTCTGCTGATCCTTGACCTCCTGATCCAAAGCATCCGCTCGAAGATTCGCCTCAAAGTCGTTCAGCTCGCGCGTAGCCGTAACGCGATCCGCATCCGTGGCAGCCATCGCGACCGCCTCGGTCAGTCGTGCCTTCTCGCGCGCATCGGCCTCATCCTTCAACCGCTTACGAATAGCAGCCGCCTCTTGCGACTTGCCACCCGCCGCACCTATACGCTCCAAGAATCCGCCGATCTCCGAACCAAGCCCGGAAAGGCTAGCGCGTGCTGAAGCGATAGCCTCGTTGATCGGATCGGTGAGGATGATTCTGAATGGTGCCTTGAATAGTTTCTTGTCTTTCGCAATGCCAACGGATTGCTTCAGGGCGCCGACGATACTATTTGCAAGCGACTGCACGGAACTATCGATCTCATAGATGATGCCTAGAATTAGGTTCGCCGCAAGAGTGGTACCGGTAAGGCGAAAGTACAATTTCAGACCCTCGAATGCCTGACCGAAGATCGACGATAGGGCTGGTCCGACTTCCTTCCTGCCCTGACGGGTAAATGCTCCCAGCAAGAATCGGACGAGGCGCCTGCCCGCCTCTTGCGAATCGGCTTCAAGACCCGTGAAAAACTTGTCAAACTGATCGCGACCGGCAAGCGTGAACGTGATCATGCCGGTGGTGTTGACCGAGGTCTTGGACTTGTTCCACCAGTCATACAGATTGGTAAAAGCGTTACCCGCTGCGTCTTTTAACTTCTCAATAATGAACGCGACCTTACCTCTAAAGGTGGGCTGGGCAGCAAACTCGCGTACGAAGTTGAGCAGCGCAGTCGCCGCGCGCGACAGGTATGGGATGAATGTCGTCACCAGTCCAGCCGCAACATTCCGGAAAGTCTCTTTCAGAATGTTGAGCTGCCCCGGCAACGTCTGACCCGCAGCCTTCGCACTCCCACCAAACTGCGTTTCGAGCTCCTTCAGGATCATCTTCTGGGCGCCCATGACGTTTCCAGAATCGACGAGCGCCTTGATCGTGTCCTTCTGCGAAGCGGTGAATTGGACACCAGCACGCGACAACGCTCCGACGCCCTTCACGGGATCGTTCAGCGCCTTACCGACCAAGATCGCTGACGAGCTCAGATCCTTACCCATCGCCACCGACAGGTTCGTCATCGCGAGCGTAGCCTGGTCGAAGATGTTGTTGCCCTTGCCGGTCTCGTTGCGGATCTTCGTGAAGGTAAGCAGCAAGTTCTGACCCGACTGGATAGCCTCGTCGTCGATGCCCGACAACTTCATCAGGCTCTCAGACATCGACGTGATCCGACCAGCCGTCACGTTCGCAGCGCCACCCGTCGACTTCAGCACCGCGCCAGTCTGCGCCATCACCTTCTGCGCCTGCATAAACTCGTCGACGCCGATCTTCAGCGTGGCAACCAAGCCGCCGAGGGCAGCTGCGCCACCAACCAGCGCAGCCATCTTGCCAAACTTGCGAAGACCGCTGGTGCCTTGCGAGAGTCCGCGCGTCAAGCCGGATGTATCGACGCCAATCGGAACGATGATAGCCATAGGTCTATTCTACCGTTAGCGGAGCATACGATTGATCTGCTTCTCCATGTCCTGCACGCTCTGATCGATCGACCGCAATACCGCAGGCGTATGCTTCTCTGCAATAGGCCACATCAGCCGCATAGGACCGCCCCACTTGTTAGTCAGATTGCGCGTAAAGACGCTATTCGTCTTTTTGCCCGCCTTCTCAAATGCTTCGCCGGCACCGTTCGACTGGCGAATGCTCACCAAGATCTGCTTGCCCTTCATATTGCGAACACTTTGCTTCTTCACGCTCGACCGCACACCGCTCTTCACTTTGCCAGCCTGCCAATAGGGAGTACCCTCAGCACCACTACGACCAGCCTGGACGGTTCCGCGACGCGCGCTCGACTGCTTCGGGGGTACCCAGTTGGACAGCGGAGTCTTTGGCAGCTTAGCCTTGATAGCCGACACGATCGGCTTCACATCATTCTTGAGATTCTTGACGGCCTCACGACGCAGCACCGGGTTCATCTTGCCTAGCGTCTTGAGCGCGTCATCTAGGCCGCGTATCTTCTGCGTAGCCATACCGTCAGTCTACCGGTTACTGTGAACGCTTCGCCAACGAATATAGCCCAGCATCGTCCAGAGCATCCGCTCCGTCTCCAGCATCAGCACGCTAGGCGCTATTCCGGTTTCGACGGCAAGACTGGCGACGAGCCAATGACTGCTGGACTCTCCAAAGGGACGAGCGTCGTTTCCTCGGCGCCCTCGATCTCATCCAGCGTGGCGACCCAATCCATGAAATCCAGAGTCGTCGCGCCCGTGCGCTTCTGCGAATGCCACGCCAACCAAACGAAGTCGCGAGCAAATATCGAATCCCCGCCCATCGTCGAGGATGGTCGCTCGAAGCGATCCTCCCATGCGACGATATCGACTAGGGCAGCGCGTACGACGACGCTCTCTTTGCCTGTCTCTTTGATCTTGAATTGTAGTTCCATGTCCAGCCCTCCCTGGGCGTAGAGGTTACGCGATCAGACTAGGCGACAGCCTTCGTGACAGTACCGCTCACGGGCCAGGAGACGTCGACAGTATTCAACTCTCCCACAGCTCCATTTACAGGACTCCAACCGGACACAAGGACGACCGCACTAAAGCTGGGATTCGATGACGATACTGCACTGCCGTTCGGCTTGACGACGACGGTCGTCGTGCTGCCGATCAGCGGATAGACAAGACCCTCAATGGCGCTGTAGTCGTTATGCATCGAAAGCGAGATCGTCGTATCGAGCAGGCCACCGACGCGGGTCTTGCCGTTGCCGGGACCGAAGGCAGTCGTTTCAACCTCATCGACCGCAGTCTCAATCTGCACGCTGGCGACCGAGCTAGACACGTCCGTGCCGCCGATGGTGATGTTTGCGTTGGTGAGAACGAGCTTAGCCATATTGGGTTACTCCTCCTCGGAGCCGGACACGTCGGGTTGTGACTTCATTGTAGACGACGATTCTGCGGCTTTGACAATCACGCGCCCCGACTCGATCATCACGTCCAAGCGATCCACGTCGGACGCCTTGACCTCTTGCCCATCAGTCTTGCCGGCAACGATGAAGCCGGGTGCCACGATGTATTTAGCCATTATCAAACTCCTTAGGTGTAAACCAGTACGCGAAACTCAACCATCAG